GGGCTACGAGATGTCCGACGATGAAAAGGCGCTCCAGGACGGAACACATGAGCTTTTCGGGGAGGCGACCGACGAATGAGAGCATCTACCTGCAAAGGCTGCGGTGCGGCTATCGTCTGGATCAGAACACCCGGAGGGAAGTCCATGCCGTGTGACGCCACCCCGCGCTATTACATCGAAAAGCCCCGCTCCGGCAGTAAAAAGATCGTCACGCCTAACGGCGAGGTCATTTCCTGTGAGTATACGGAAGATCCGCACAAGGCCACCGGCACCGGCTTCGCTCCCCACTGGGGGAGCTGCCGGGCGGCGGGCAGCTTCAGAAAGTGAGGGTGGCGGTGGTATCTCTGTTTATCTTCATTCTTGTATTGCAGTGCGTGAGTCAAGAAAGGCTACCCGCCCCTACAGTGGAAGAGTTCACGTCAATGGCGCTGTGGGTGCTCTGTGACATTGAGTTATTGAAGCTTGTGTTTGGAAAGCGATAAGGAGGCACAAAATGCGACAGGAAACATATCAACGAGGAATATCTGGTGAAAAATATGGCATTTGGAACTGCCAGAGTAAAGAGTTTCAGTTTGGGATTTCTGAGGACACACCTATGCTTGCTGTTGCTCGACTTCACCAGAAGATCGGCAATGATGCGCGGAAATGGCGTTTTGAACCGCGCCCCCTTCCACACACCGAAAAGGAGAATTGAATGGGAAAGTTTGAAGAGCTGCTCGATTTTGTCAATGAGCTGAACGAAACCGGGCGTATTCAGTACGACGATTACAGCCGTCTTTTTGACTTGGTGCAGGAGTTTGCGGGAGCGGAGGAGGCGATCAACGCCGCCGCGACCGATATTGCCGCTCTGCTTTGGCTGAACGGCAACTGCGAATACTGCGAGCATGGAGAGAAAGAGGAATTCAGCGGCGCGAACAGATGGCATTGCCGCCTCGGGAATGGTATAGACTGCCGCCCTGTGTGGCGCGGGGCTGCAACGAAGGCATCTCTGCCGGAGATGCACAAAGCAGAGCCGACTTCGCTTCGTGCAAAGCCCAGCCGCGCGGAGACTATGTTCGGGCCGAAAGAGACATGGGCTACCCCTGATAGAGCAGAAGTCGAGGAGACCACGCCGAAGACATACAAGGGGTTTCTGCTTATTCGGTGCGCACAGTGCGGAGATTTGCGAGGCTTTTGTGTCAAACAGCCTATCTCGTCTTATCGGTGTGCGGCCTGCGGTGGAGAAACGCCGCTGCACGATCTCACGTCGGCGCACATCCGCTGTAAGTGCGGGAAGAGCTTCAAGTATCGAACAAACATCGAAGAGGACAGTATCACCTACAACTGCCTTTCCTGTGGTGCGCCGGTCGACCTGGCCTATAACAAGAAAGCTCGCGCCTATCAGACGGTGCGGTGATGCTCATTATCACCGTTCACGTCAATGCTCCGGCAGGACAGGCCATTGGCATAAAGGAGCAGATTGCTCAGGATTTGGAGCGATACGGAGATACCCGTGTGGTGTCGGTAGAGGTAGTGCAGCCAACATACCGGCAAATGCAGATTGGAGAGACTGTCAGCCAGCAGGGCGGCAAGAGGAAGTAAGAACAGATTGGGGTGAGCTATTACGACGCTTTCGGAATTGAATCAGCATTTTGAGCTGATAGAGAAACTGGCAAGGGCAAGGGAGATGCTACAGTCCTTGCGTGACGCGGCTTGCCCCGGCGCGGCTGCCCTCACAGGTATGCCGCATACTCCCGGCATAAAGGATAAGGTCGGCGACCTCGCAGCTGAGATCGTGGATATGGATGCGCGTGTCGGCTTTCTGGAGGAAGAGGTCAAGGCCAGCGAGGGGCAGATCATGCCGTTCATTCAAGGCATCGACGATGACCAGACGCGCCTGATCTTCCGGCTGCGCTTCCTGAGAGGGCTCGCATGGAAAGAGGTCGCAGCGGTCATAGGAGGCCGCAATTCGGAAGATTCGGTAAAGATGGTGTGTTACCGCTACCTCGGTAGTTAAAAGCTGTTCTTCGCTGTTGCAACTCGTTTCTTGATATTCCCCGCACCATGTATTAGGATTAGACTCGTAAAATCCTACATAAGCCAGGCGGCCATCCCTCGCGGGGTGGCCGTCATTCGTTTGGGAAGGAGGTTGAGGCCCGCGCGTTACTCCTTGCGCGCCGGTCATGCGCCGGGTCCGATGTTCGCCAGCAGAGGGCAGCGGTGACATCACAAAAGGAGATTTCCAAAATGTTCGGAATTGTCATTCTGGCCGTCTATGCGGTGCTGATGATCGGCGTCACGCTGATGT